GTAGAGTCCCCGAAGAAACTTCGGAATCACTACCGTGTTCGAACTTCTTCTCGAAAGAGGAAGTCCTGAGCATTTGTACAGGCCGCCAGATAAACACCGATCAAAGTGTTTACCTATCGCAGCAAGGTCCTCGAGAAATACTCGGATACCTCGATGCGCCACGGTTCTCTGGAGACGGGCGAGATCCTTACGGAACTCGCTTTCCAGGGTCGGGAATGTGCGGCAGGCGTCCGCAAGGATGGCCTGCCACAGTTCTTGAAGCTCCGCGACATGGCACTTAGACATAGTGAAAGTTAACCTTTCGCAAATGTCCCATGCTGTCGGGATCGACTTTGACAATCCGCGGCTAGGAACTAGCAGCGACAGGGTTGGCTACAAGCCAACCCGTACCAGCTTTACAGCCAGTACCGTCAAGTCTAGGACTCCCAGCCGTTCAGGCTGACGAGGAACGCATTCGTCGAGAGGATCATAAGATCCGCAACGGCGTCTGCGAGCGCAGTGGCAACATCCCCCGGCTTGGTTTCGATCACGAAGTAGAACTTTCGTTCATACTGCGGGACGTCACCAGCCGCGAATACGACATGCACAACTTCAAAGTTGTGCCGGTCGGCTTCGTAAGGACGTGCGCCGGTCGGGCCCACTTTCGTGTGCCTGATTCGAGCGCGATACTCCCCCAAGGTTTCACGCAGAAGGTACTCCGAAGAGTACTGATCCTGGTTAATCTTGATGAGTACCTTGTCACCGCCTGCCTGCGGCAGAGTCAAAGTGTTTCCCAACATGGAACTTCTCCTAACAGAAAGACAACCCAACGGCTATAGCCGCTGGGCGGCCAAAGCTGCTAGGATCGACCACTGCCCATTTGTTAAAATGGGCAGTTGAGGAACGGGAAGCGGTAGGACCGGAGCGACAACATATCGCTCCTTACGCACAGTCAGCGCATAATACTCTTGGCCATTAAGTGCCGCGAGTTGATCTGCGTCTGACTGAACTGTGTTATACTTGACCACTCTTCTTGCGTTGAGTGTTCGCATATAACATACATGCCCCCAGGTGCAGCCGACTGAATTGTTGGTGGCGGCAATGACATCGCCGACATTACCAAACCAGTCTGCCAACCACGACCAAGGAGTTAACTCCCAAGCCGTGGCCAAAGCCTCATGACTCGTTATACCAAAAGTTGTCTTCCAAGCGAGCTGGTTAAGCTCCCTGGAGCCAACTTGAGGCAGAACGGAATCCGGTAGCAGTTTCCACTGCGCCGACCCCCATGCCTTACGGACATAGCGGAGTTCTGAGGTGCCAGTAATCCAGCATCCAGTGGTGTCAATAAAGACACTCTGGGCGCCGTCATTAATGGACGTCACACCTAGGTCTACCCTTCGCCGCAACGTTTCACCAGCGCGAAGCCTATACAACCATGTTAGCCGTTCATTTACGGCTTTCTGGAAGCGTAGGAGTTTGCGCAGGTCTCCAATCATTGGCTTAATGGCCCACCTCCAAGAGAGGTAGCCATTAGAAATGGACTTTAGCAGTCCCTTTCCGTAGCCTTTGACAAGAGACGGCAGGTCTTTCAACTCTCCAACGAACGTCGGTATACTCACATGAGGTACCGATGGGTTCGTTTCCGAGAGTATCTTCCACGCCAAAGTGTTCCGGTCTAACGCTGTTAGAACGGGCCACTTCTGATGTGGATCGGGAATCGCTGGCTGGTAGGATAGCGGACAATTTGTCCATTGCCATCCATTAGGCCGGCTCAGCGTCCGAACTGGTACATAAGTACCCGACTCGTAGAGTAATAGATCCGTTGGTAACGGATAAAACCCTACCTCGTCTGTACTTTTGCGCCAGACTCCATCAGTCTTGGACACGTAAGTGGTAGTAGGACCAATCGGCGACACGCGAGTGCCGATCGTTTGGACCCTAATATCCTGCTCACGGAACCGAGACATAGGAGTGACCTCCATGAAGCGTCCTCAGGGAAGCGAAATGCTATTCCGAAATCTGTAAAGATCTCGGTGAGAGCCCTCAAC